GGTGTAAAAAAAGCAATCAAAGGAAAATCAAGTGATTCTGAAATCAAAAAGCGTAAAGCTGAAGAAGTAAAAGAAAGAAAGCAGAAGGCGCAGGAATATAGTGAAAATGTCAAAGATAATAAAATTGATACAGAGAGAAATGATGAATTAATTGATATTATCAAGACTAAGTTCACAGATGCAGATGATGATACAAAGCAAAAAGTAAAAAATCTAATGGCAAAATATGACATTCCAAACTTCAAGGACAATGATGTTTCTACAAAGGGATTGGAAGAAATCATTGCTATTCTTTAATAATTTAGGTGGGGTTATCCCCACCGCCTGAAAAGGTGGTGTTTAGGTGGCTAGACAGTGTAAATGTCAAATAACAGGAGAAGCAGGAACGACAGATACTTTCTATAAGGCAGATAATGGAAAATATTATAAATCAAAAGAAGTTTATGATATTTGGAACAAAGAAAATGAAGATAGAAAAAATGTTATTGAAAAATTCGCAGTAGATTTTCTGGATTATAAACCAGGACAGATATTTCCAACTGTTTTAACAAAGAAGTTAAAAGAACTGGAATTTTATGGATATGATGTTATATATCGCACCATTGATAAAACATATAATTCGATCCAGTATGCCATACAACATAAGGATTTTAAGAATGATGTAGGTAAAATATCATACATATTTGCAATTATCAAGAACAATATTAATGATGTATACAAACAAGTTTTAAGAGAAGGAAAAATCAAAGAAAAGCAAAAAACTCAAACGGATCATTTTGAATCAATTAGTGAATCAGAATTAATGAACATAGGTTCAAAGAGAAAAGCAAAAGATATAAGTGAGTTTTTGGAGGAATAATTTGGAATTAGAAAAATGCTTAAAAATAATCAATAAAGATAGAGGTGAAATAGAAGCTCCGTTTGTATTCTGTCTTTGGAAAGATCCAGATTTATATGATGATTACAAATTTGTAAATAGCAAAACCAATGACATATTAAAAGATGAAGATGCAATTTTTTACTTTGATTTAGGGAAAGCTCTCTATGATGCAGGATATAGAAAATTTGATAACATCACAGTTTATAATTTCTTGAAAGATAAACCAACTGTATCAAAGACATTTAGTGATTATGGAGGATATAGAGAGGTAGAAAGTCTTAAACAGCTTGTTAATGTTGAGAATGTAGATGCACATTTTGATAAAATCGCTAGATTAAATACTTTGGATGCGTTATGCAGATTTACTTTCGATTCTTTTAAAGATATTAGTAAATTCGATAAAATGTCAAGTCAACAAGTCTATGATTTTTTTGAATATAAACTGAGTGATATTAGCATTGTTTCTACCCATGATATAGAAGAAGAATCATTAGTGATAGATGATGATTTTATAAACGAATGCGATTCTGGCGACACAGTAGGAATAAGTTATGCAAAAAATTGTCCTATCTTAAATTATCTTACATTGGGCGCACCTCTTGGTGAAATGTTTATGATTGCTGGTCATTCAGGAGCAGGAAAAACATCATTTGTGTTTGAGAATATGGCAATACCAATGACTGAAGATGGAGTAAAAGTATCCATAGTAAGTAATGAGATGAGAAGCAAAGACTATAAAATTATGCTTCTTGTACATATTCTGACAAAAGAACTTAATTACTGGGGATTGACTAGAAAACAAATTAAAATGGGTCATTTTACTGATGAGCAACGTTCGATGCTCAATAAGGCAAAAGTGATTAGTAAAGAGAAGTATGCAAATTTGGGGTTTATCAAGTTATTCGACAATGACATTGGCAAGGTGCTTAAATATATAAAGAAAAAATCTAAGCGAGGTTATCAAGTTTTTATTTGGGACACTATGAAAAGTGATGATAGTTTAGATGAGAAGATGTTCTTACAATTATTAATGAACAGCAGAAAAGTGTTCCAATTAGCCAGTAAAGAAAATATTTCTATTATTCCAACATATCAGCTTGCGTTATATACAATTAATCAAAGATATTTAGATGCAAGTTGTTTAGCAAATGGAAAGCAAATAAAAGAAGTATTTAGTGAAATGATATATATGCGTCAACTTTGGGCAGATGAATATACGGGACAAAAAAATGACTGTAAAGCATATCAATTACAAAAGAATGAAAATGGGAAATATACTAAAGTTAAAAAAATGATAGACTTAGACCCAGACAAAAAATATATTGTTGCATTCCTTGATAAAACAAGAAATGATGAAGACAAACAGCAAGTATTATATGAAGTCAATGGACGTTTTAATATTTGGAAAGAAATAGGATATTGTACGATTATCAACGAACATAAAAGTGCATAGGACTGGAGGTGATAAAGTGAATGCTTTAAAACTGACCGAGCATCTTTCGAGTAATCGTGATGATATTCTCAAAGTCTTAGAAGCTCTTGGTTATCAAAATATAACATATAATAGTTCCCATAATGAATACAGATTTGCAAGAGAATATGGAAGAAACCCCTCATCGGTCAGGTTAAGCATAGACACTTTAGGCTTTGTTTGCTTCAGCACAAATGAGAGAGGAAATCTGTATTCTCTTGTAATGAATAGAGAAAATTTAAACTTCCCTAAAGCGTTGGAGTATATAGCAGATTTATTAGGATTGCAAAAAAGTGAATTCAATAAATCTGTGAAAATTCCATTTGGAGGTTTTTATAAAAAACTGATCAGAGAAATTCAAGAGCCAGAAACTACAATGCAAACTTATGATGAGTCAATTTTGAAAGAATACTGTGGCAAATATAATACAATGTTTTTTCAAGATGGGATATCATATCAAACGCAAGAAAAATTTAATGTGGGATATGACATATGGACTAATCGAATTACAGTTCCAGAATATACATTTGATGGTAAGTTATGTGGAATAATGGGTAGGTCTATCGACAATAATTGTGCGAAAGAAGAACGATGGCTCCCGATTATTCCTTGTAGTAGGAGTCTTACCTTGTATGGATATCACATAAACTATGAACTCATACAACAAAAGAACTTATACATAATTGGAGAAAGTGAAAAATTTCCTCAGCAGTTAGACAGCTTTGGATGTCATGTTGGATTAGGATCATGTGGGTGCTTTTTATCTGATACACAGGTTAAATATGCAAAAAGTTTGTTGGTTTCTAAATCAATATTGGCATATGATGAAGGACTTGAAGAGGAATATATAAGAGAAGAAGCAAGGAAATTAAAAATAGATAATGCAATTTTTAAGAATGAGGTTGGATATGTGTGGGATTCTGAAAACAGAGTGATTCCGAAAGGGAGTAAAGGAAGTCCTTCTGATTACGGAAAGGATGCGTTTTCATATCTGATTAAAAATTGTGTTAAATGGATATGAGGTGAATGAAATAGGACAGAGAGAAAAAGAACCTGAATTAGAAAAATTATTTGCGGAAAATAAAAATATTTACAGTTTTAGTAAACTTAATACTATAGATAACTGTTTATATGAAGCATATTTGACTTATATTAAACACAAAAAAGGCATTCCAAATGTATATGGATGCATGGGAACAGAAATACATGACACACTTGAAATGATTGTTCATGGTGAATGTGACGAAAGTGCATTAGTTCCTGCAATGAATAAAGAACTGTCAGACATGGAGATGTTGGGAATTGAATTTCCGAAAGATAGAAATGGTGGTGATTCAATAAGAGATGGCTGGGTTTCTAATATGGATCATTTCTGTCGAAACTTTGTGAAACCAAAGGGGAAATTTATTACAGAAAAATTTTTGCTACTAAAGATTGATGATGACCATTATCTACAAGGTTATTGTGACCTTATTAAGATCGTAGATGAAAAAAACAAAATTGTGAGTGTGTATGACTGGAAGACAAGTTCTCAATTTAGTAGTTCAGATTTAATTCATCATGGTCGGCAGCTTGTTATTTATCAGATGGCATTGGAGCAGCTTGGATATCAAGTAAAAGAATGTGCCTGGATAATGCTAAAATACTGCACAGTAAAATATATGGGCAAGAAAACGGTACGTTCAAAAGAGGAAAGTTTGATTGAAAAAGTATGTGAGAGAAGAAAAATTATAGAAACATTACAGTCTGATATTGAGAGTAAATTATCAAAACTTGGATATGATGAGTTGGACATTGAAGTTATGTTACATAACGCAAAAGAAACTAATAGTTTTGATGCTTTACCAAAAGAAATTCAAACACAATATAAAATTCTACCATATGTTAGAAAATATGAAGTTGATGAAGAAGCAAAAAAAGAGTGTTTAGATTATATCAAGAATACATATCAAAAATGGGAAAGTCTCGAAAGGGGCGAAAAAAATTATCCACCACGGAGTTTTACTAGAATTACAAAAACTGAAAAAGAATCAGATGATATTTTCTTTTGTACTAATCTGTGTGGATATAAAAATTGTCCTCATTTGAAGAAATATCTTGATACAAAAGAGAATAAATCAGAGGAAGATGATTTGTTCTAAGAAAGGTGATTTATTGAACAAAAATTATATTGCGTATCATGTACATTCAGATTTGTCAAGTGGAGTTACAAATATTGATTCGGTTACAAAATATTATGAATACATAGATTATGCAGCTAGTCTTGGAATGAAAGCGATGGCTTTTAGTGAACAT